TAGCATCTACTGCATCAGCAGAAGAAGATGAAGATGATGAATCTCTAAGTTATTTTTCTAAGTTAGTTAATTCTTAATTAACTGATGGGAATACAAAAGATCTCTATGTAGAAAGAGTGCCCATTTTTTGTCTAAAAGGTGATTGGTTTAGCCCCCTCATTTTGAGGGGGTTTTTTTATACTCCGCTTTCTCTTGGGTTGTAAGATGATATAAGTGATCTACTAATAAATGAAGATGACTTATCATAATTCATGATGTTTCGGAAGTCTGTTATGAACGCTGATAGTAAATTAGGTTTTAGAATTCTTATTTTTCTTTTATCCTCGTTCAATCTCTGTTCATAATCAAAATTAGATACAGATTGTGCAGGTTTAATTGTTTCTGAAGTATTTCTATCCTTTGTATACGTAAATGTAAAGTTTTCATCTACAATTAACTTACCTTCTAATAAAATCCTACCATTCTGATCTTTAATTTCTTTGGTCTCAAAATGCTTTGTTGCCATCATATTTTCATCCGATCCATATTTTTCTAAACAATAGGTATATAACTCATTATTACTCAGAGGCCATTGATTTCTTATACTAGTAATATTATTAGTAACTAATACTACCCAATCTAATTCTGGATTATTATATACTTTACCAGCAATAATATCTGGTCTTTCATTGTCTTCTATTAAGTAGTAATCAAAAGAAGTTATTGACTGATCTACATCAGTTCTTAACTTTGCTCTTTTAAATAAATTTTTAACTTCGATTCTTTCATCAC